TATTCAAAGTGCTTGTTGATAACAACCTGTACTTCGGTCTCAACAGCATTCTGAACAGTTACTGCTTGGTTCTCAACCTTCGCATTCGCTGCACCACGAGTGGGCTTAGGAATGTGGATGGTGTCACCTTTCTTGCCAGTCATTGACATCTTCTTGACAAGGTTAGCAAGTACTAAGTTTTTCTCATACGCAGCAATAACCTCATCACTCCAGATTTCTGGAATAAAGACTGCTGCTGAAGTGTTATCTACAAAACCACCAGTGGCGGGATATACTGAAGTAGCCATTTAAATTCTCCTAGAATTAGCTATTTGACCCTCCCTTCTTGATATGCCTTCATGATCTCATCAGATAGGCTTTGGTATCGGTCAGGGTCGGTTTTCATAAGTTTAATAATGTCTGCCCTCCGATAAATCTTACGTGACTGACTGTCAGGGTTTCCACGAGCATTGCCAGTATTTGCTGACCTTACCGCTTCCTTCCGTCCAGCCTTCTCTGCCTGTGCAGTTTGACTAACCGTTGCTTGACGATCTTTCCACAGAGTGAATAGTTCATCAGCAGCTTCATGGTCATACTGCTGGTCAGCTTGTACAAACAGTTGAGTCCTAATCTTAGAGCCTTGTATCCATTCTGCAAAGCGGTTGTCCTTAAGGATCGCTTCCATGTCTGGGTGTCTTCTCTGAAGCTGACTTAAAGCCGAGGCTTTTTTGTAGTGTTGAGTGTACTGTTCAGCTTCTTTAATTTTAGGATGATTCTCAATTGCTCTACTTACTGCCTTGTCAGGATCAGTGAAGAAGTCGTAATCTTCATCATCAGACTTTTGTGGTGCTTGTTGTTGTGAGAGTTGTGTCTGAATGTAACTGTCAACAACTTTCCTTAACTCACCTACTTCAGAACTCTGGCGACCGAGTAGCTTTTCAGCTTCTTGGTGCATACGTGCAAGTTCTGCAGCAGACTTACCTTGGTACTTCTCAGGTAGGTCATCTTGTTCAGGCTGTTGAGTTTGCTCCTGTGGAGACTCAAACTGCTCTTCCTGTGTGTCAAGTTCTGTTGTTTCTACGTTATCCTCTTCAGGACGCTCATCTATTAGCTTTGCTGCCATTATTAAACCCCGTGCCTTAGCATTGTGGAGAATTGGTTTTGTAGAAGGACTCTAAGAGTTTGCCTTCCGTTCTTGTTTGATCTTCCTTTCTCGGTCTCTAGCCCACTTCATAGTAGCTCCTGCAAAGTCACCACTGTGAGGTTCTAGTACAGACCTGATTGGAGAGATCACTCTCTTAGCGTCTTTACCGCACTCGCACCTAGTAAGTACAATATCGTCACTAACAAAGTATTCTTTAACGTGCCCATCAGGACACTGGAAATCCCTAATCTTCAACATCGTCTGTCTCTGCTTGTTCTTGAGCTGCAGATACTTGAGTTTCAAGATTAAGGATATTGTTCATAACTGCAAGTTGTCCTTTACGGAAGTAGAGGTCTTGCTCGTCTCTAGTACTTTCTATTGAGTTTACACCCTGAGCTGATGCTTGGATGTCGCCTAAAAGAATCTTCCAACCTTCTGATCGGAACATATCATTTAGATCACGAAAGTACTTTTCTGTTTCTGGTGTCATTTTTACTGTTTCTCCTATTGACAGGACAGTTCATTTATGTTATGTATGCGTATATTATATCATACTTTTGACTAAATGTCAAGTTAATTTTTAGTTACTTTTTCACAGTCTTCATTTTCTTGCCTGACTTAGCTGCTGCCTTCTTTGCTGCTGCTTTGCCCTTAGCTGTGTATGAGTATGATTTTCCATTTACCATTGGCATAGTTACTTCCTCTTTTTGGCTGTCTTAGCCGCTTGTTTAAAGTTCTTTGAAGTTGGTGCGCCTTTGCTACCTACCTTACGCATTTTCTCTCCAGAACCCTCTTTGATACGCTTACGCTTAGCGTGGATGTTTGCGTATAAACCTTTACTCATTACCATTTCACCTTGTCAGCCCAGTATGCTGCAGACATCTTGCCCTTAGCAATGTTGGAAGCATGCCGAGCTTTGAAAGACTTCTGTCTAGCTGTGGGTTTCTTATCACCACTAACGCCCTGCTGTCCAAACCTAATAGTCTTAACCTTGTCACCTTCCTTGGCAACAACTACGTGGGACTTCTTAGGATGGCTCGGAGTTCTCTTCGGTTTGTTGTACCCGCTTACCCCTGCTCGTGCTAGTCTTGGGTCTTTCTCCTTGCTCATTAACCTTGACCTCCAACGCTTCCAAGCGCTCCAAGAGCTTGCTGAAGCTGCTGTTGATCTCCTCCAGCGCCTTGTTGAGTTGCACCTGCGACACTACCATTTGCTTGACCTCCTCGGTTTCTCAAGTCTATTTCTTTCTCTTTTAATAAGCGATCAGCTATCTTTAGCCTACGCTCAAACTCTCTATCGTCTTCCTCACCCTGACGGATGTTGGTAGTGATAGCTTTAAGTTTATCAATCTCAAGCTCCTGAGGAAGCATCTGAGACTCAACAGAGTACTTCTGTGCCCTAGACATTGCCTCTTGTGCTTGCGCCTCCAGAGCAGCTGTCTGTGCGTTCTGGAAGGCCATCTGAGCTTGCATCTGAGCCTGTTGCATTTGCTGTGCTTCAGGGTTAGGTTGTGAGGCTTGCTTCATTGTAGCAATCAACTCTTCACGGTTAGACAGGTTCATGTTGTCAATGATTGATTGAATCAAGACAGGGTACAGAGGGCTATCCTGTTGCATAGTCTGTAGCAACTGTACAAGCTGTGTTACTTCGTACTCTCGTGCAATGATACCTAGAGAGCTGGAAGCATTAAACTTGTAGTCCTTGACAGGGTACAACTCAGGCTCAAACTGCATATACCTATAAGCTGCTTTTTTAACAAAAGGCAACAAAAAAGACTCTTGGAAGTTGATTAGAGTTCGCTTATGCCTTTTAATGATAGCGCCAAGAGACATAGAGATACCAGCAGCAGTAGCCTCTCCATTAATGTTTCCAGCAATACCAGCTGAATCAACCGCCCCAGTTGCTTGCTGCACCATGCCTTGAAGCGCCTGAGCTTGGGCAAAGGTGATCTGAGACACATTACCAAAGTTAAACGGATTAAGAATTTCTTTAGGATCACCATTGGTTAGTATTAGCTTCCCTGCTCTGATTTCTGGTTTAGTGCCACGTGGAATGCGTGTAGCGTCCATAGCCATCATAGGATGTACTGTCAAGGCTAGGGCATCAATACGTGCACGAATCTCTGCGTCAAGTGCTTTCTGGCTATTGTAGCCTTTCTCACAAACACCACGACCCCAGAAGCGTGAAGGCACTACGTCCCAAGGAAACGCAACGACAGGACGATCCTGCATCATGTAGGGAGACTCTTCAGCCTTAAGCAGGATACCGTCATTAGCAATAACAACAATAGCCTCCACGTAGTAAGACTTGTCTTCCTCGCCTTCTTCTCCACCAATGTCTTCGTACTCTTCGGAAGCCTCAAGCAAGTGACGAGGCACTAAGCCGTAGTACTTAGTCAAGCGTATCTTGTTGTCCTGATACAGAGTCAACTCTTGGTCAGGCTCAATGTCCATGTCCTCAGCAGCGTTACCAATGTGAGTCTGACGGTAAACACCCTGCTCCTGCAGTTGCTCAACCATGTGCCGTGGTACAAACTCATCCACAGCAACACCAAGGGCTTCCTCTACAGACGTAGCGATAGGATCAATGAGGAAGTTCTGTGGCATGACAGGACGTAGCTTGACAACAACACGGTCACGGATGTTGACACCAACGGCTGTTAGGTCTCCGTCCATGATGGGCTGTGTAGCTGGTGACATTTCCTTTTCTTCAGAAATAACAACCTCAGCAACACCAGTACCAAAGACAGCAGAGTTAATGAGACACTCAGCTACTGCCTTACGTATCTTAGTCTTGTTAAAGTCTTCGTGTAGCTGGTTGCGTAGATAGGCAATGTCGCTAGCGTCAGGATCGTTACGATCATCAGAGATGTCAAACCACTTACCACGACCAAACGTAGCTTCCTCAAGTTCCGCTACGGAGGACTCAACAGCCTGCTGCAGCGCAGGAGCAATGATACGTGAGCGTTCACTGTCTCGTGTCTTGTCCTCGTTAGCCCAGATACCACGCCAGAGCCTGTAGTACTCATCAAACTTCTGAGAGTAGTTTGCCTCATAGTGGTCACGCCACTTGTTGCAGTTGTACATTACCCAGTCTTCTAGTGACTCTTCAATCACCATTGGGGAGTCTTCTAAGCCTTCGTAATAATCCATATCAACCGTTTTCCTCTAAGTATAGTGCAGCAGTTCTTAGTAACTTAGGATTATCCTTAAAAAGTCCTAGTCCTGTGTTACAGTTATTGCATAATAGTTTTCTAACGTCACCTGTTTTATGGCAATGATCAACAACAAGAACTCCCCATCTATTATGTTCTCCTTTTATCCCACAAATAGCACATCTTCCTTGTTGCTGTTCATTTAACAAGTCAAACTCAGAAGAAGTTATTCCGTAGGTTTTTTGTAAATATTGATCACGGCTTTTATCTTTATTTTTGAAGTGATACTTACTTTTCTTTTCTTTTATCTTTTCTTGGTTAATCTGTGCCCACTTTTTAGCGTATGAACTTTTGCAGTCTTTACAGGAAGAGGCATACCCAGAAGCATAGGTTTTATTCTTAGGGAACAAAAATAATGCTTTTGTTTCCTTACAGTCTTTACATTCTTTCATGTCAATACCCCGCAACCGCATCCATTTCTTCGTAGTCATCGTACTCTTCAAAGTTATTTGCGTAAGCATATTTAGCTAGCTGGTCAACATAGGCAAGAGCGTCCACTAAATCGTCATGTGTCAAGGGGTCAGGAAACTGAAACAACTCATCAAGGAATCTACTGTTCCACTCTCCTTTACCAAGGGTTATGAGACCATGTTCAAATCTCCCCTGCAAAGCCCACATGATTCTGTCAGTTTTCTTTTGGTTACCGTGGGTGAGTTCCTCTACACGAAAGAAGAACCCCTGACGCTTCATCATGTCAGTGAGTGGGGACATTACCGCCTGCTTAGCAATTCCTCTCTCAATTCCAATACTAATCGGTTTGTAGTCTCTAACCACTTCAAAAATCTTTCTAGCTGTCTCTTCAAGAGTCCAGCGACCGTATATAATGTTTTCAACAAACCAGCCCTCCTCACCGACTTTAACCACTGCCATAGCGGTGTTGTCAAGTCTTGAATTTTTTGAGCGCTTCTTGCTAACGTCTTGGAAGCCTGCAAGGTCAATAGCGATGTAGTAGTCACCAACCATTGAGTTGTCGTCCGAAACTGTGACCCACTCTTCCTTAAACATCTCCGAGCCTTTCGCTTCAAACGAAGCCATAAACTCTTGACGGAACGCATAGCTGGACATTGACTTTTTGGCAACATCAATTTCCGCTGGGTCAAGTAAGGGGTTGTCGTAAGACGTAAAGTGCCAAGCCCTGTAAGTGTCATCTCCTGATAGTTCTCCATATTTGTATAGTTCATAGAAATGGTTACGCCCCATAGGAGTACCAATGAACAATGCAGAACCTTTTTGGTCAGCTAGAGCTGGTCGGAGTATTTGTTCCCATACGTCTGGTTTGATGTCAGCATATTCATCCAACACTAAGTATTTAAGAGACACACCCCGCATAGTTTCAGGTCTGTCTCCCCCTTTTAATGATATAGTCGCTCCATTAATCAGTTTGATCTGTAGGTTGTTTATGTGCGAGCCAGCTATGACAGGATGTCCTAACTCCAACAAAGTCTGCCACATGATGTCTCTGGCTTGTCCTTGTGTTGGCGCAACGTAAAACACGTGCCCTCGGTCAGTCTGTAGGGCATTTACAATCAGAAGCCAAGCAGCTAAGCGAGACTTCCCAGTCCTTCGTCCCGCAGCAACAATCTTGAATCTGGTGTCGTCCTCCCAGACCTCCTGTTGCCACGGTAACAAAGAAATATTTAAATCTGACATTACAGTACTATTGTGCTCGTGGGTGCAATGTAGAGTTCATAAGAGATGATAAACGTAGCGTTGACTGTACTACATTGTATATCAATGGTATCGCCTTCTGTCATGATAAGATATTGGTTTTCACTAGCACCAAACTCTACAAGGTCACCAGCGTTAAGGTTCTTACCCTTTAGGAATCTGTAGTCTGTACCATTAGACCACCTAGCGTCAACAGTAACAGAGCCACCTGCTGCACATAGGAAGTAATTTACTTTACAGTGATAACCATCAGGGACTGTCAGGACAGTAACGTAAGAGCCTGTGGTTGTGGGGATGTAGCCTTTAGAGCCGTAGGTAACTTCCATTAGTAAGTCCACATAACAGGGGTGTCAGTGTTGCGTAGGTCAACATGAACAAAAGTACCAGCAACACCAATACCTTTGAAGCCTAGCTCTATTGCTTTTTCAATAATCTTGTAGCGTTGATAACCGTTGCTTACAGCGATGTCAGCTGCAATACCTTGGGTGTGTCTACCCTTAGTTAGTTTATCTTTCTCTACGGAGTGCTGAGGGCTTCTGTAGCCGCTTGTGATGACAAAGGGGAAGTCACATTCCTCACGGAGACGGTCAAGCATGATGAGGAAGTTATGAGACATCTTGTTCTCACCTGTTTCTTTACAGTTAAACTCGTCAAGTGTGAAGTATTTAAGAGTCAACAGTCTCTCCTTCAATGTAGTCGTCTTCTTCGTTGGAGTCGCTAGAGATTGTAGTAGCCCCAACACCAGTGATGTTAATGCTGATGGAGTTCTTGCCACCTGACTTGACAACATCCTTCTCAAATGCTGCAACAGGTAACACCCTATCCATAACAAGCTTCCATGCTGCTGCTTGATTCTTGTGTTCATCGTTGAGTGCTGCATCAAAGATAGTCTCTAGGACTTTACGAGACTTTGGTGATGCTAACATACGAGCTTTGTACTCGTTGATGATGGCTGCATCACCTTTAGGTCTTCCAACTTGACCTCTACTGCCCTTCTTTTTAGACACGACAGTCGTCTTTCGTGGTCTTCCTACTGGTTTTATCTCATCAGACATGAGAACCTCTCTGTTGTTCTATAGAGATCTACAGAGTTGGTAGAACAAATGGTTAAGTATTATGTTTATTATTAACTCTACCAGTTCGTTGTTCTCTGTTGTTCTCTATAGTTGCTTAATATGTGTATATTATATCATAAAAACAGACAAAAGTCAAGTTAAATTTATGTTAATATTGCACACACTACTCTTTACAGTTCTGTCGTGTACTTAACATCACCCTTTTTAGCTACTTCAGCGGGCTTCAGAAGCCTTAGAGATGCCGCAGTCACGCTTTAGTTATTCTTTTTAGTTATCATAAGCTTACTTTACTGTACATTACAGTTCTATGTAGGTCATTTACAGTCATTACCTAGTTCTAATTTCCCTCTTTTTTGTGTCTAGGTAGCAACAGCACAGCACAGCGTAGCCAATCCCCCTCCCCCGTCCCTTCAAAGACTACTGGATAGATATACAGTGATGCTTTAGAGTACTGGATAGATATACAGTGTGAGGGATTGAGTAGTACCCTATAGACTCACCACAGACCCAAACCTTGCAGAGTGTTACCTTAAACGTTACCAGTGTTACCATACGTTACAGATTGTTACCATACGTAACAGATTAGGATATATCATTGGTATAGTGTCGAGTACTAAGTAATTGATTCCAAAGCGTTTATCAAAGTTGGCACAGGTTCTGCATAGTATTCGGTGACCCTGCTTGCAATGGTGCACAGGGTTTCTATAGAAACTTTATGAGGACTATGACATGACAACAATGCTTACAACATTGGCAAAAAAAGACTTGGCAACAATCAAGGCATCCGCGAAAGCTTGGGACGTTTTACAAACGGTAATCGGTCTCGAGAATTACAGCGAAGCATTAGCGCTATCGTATCTCGACTGTTTAAAAGAACAATTAGACGCGGCAGGGTTTAGCAATGACGATTATAAGTCCAAGCTTAGCAAGCGCAAAAAGGTTCTACTATTTGCCGCTGGTGCAGACAAGGGGCAGGATGGCTGGTCTGATATCGCTATCGATCTCGAATCCGCGGCAATGCTCAAACAGCCAAGCCTAGAGACTGCATACAAGTACGCGACCGAGTCGATCAAGCTTGCTAAGACTGATCCCGAGGACGAAGGCTCAGAGGGCGAAGGTGAAGGCTCAGAGGGCGCAGGATCAACCGAGACCCTCAGCGAATCCAAACAAGCCCTTGTAAGGCTCGCCATTGACCTCATCGCGGCAATGCCAGACAATAAGACAGACGATGCTCACGATGCCTTACTCGACCTATTC